TCCTTGCATCTGGGTGCGGTTCCAAAAATGTTGCGCTTGTCTTCCAGACCTCGCTTCGGAGCCGCACCCTTTTTCTTTTCTTGACTTAATTTTGAACGTGTCGTAGCCTCCGCATGTCTGGAAGGACAAGCGCAAAGTGGGCGCGACATACGCCACTAAAACCTGTAACGAGGTATGCAAGGATCAAACCGCCGCACTTACAGACCAGTCATCCGTCCCATCGCTTGAAATTAAACGCGGCGTGGGAATCCAAAGTAATTTGGTAAGCGCGAGGGATAATACCCTCGGAGGTCGATTGTAGTTGTTGATGGTCTAATAGCGGCTTCGGAGCCTAGACTACGATCTGTGGAATAGAGCGGGGAACTCACTCATAAGGAATGAGAAGTCCAAATCTTGACTACTGCCTTTGCCCCTGCGGGGGCGAGGTGTAGTCAGTCGGTAGAATCTAGCTCAAAGGAATTATTAATCCAACGGGATTTAGGCGACGATACGGTGTTATCAAGTAACGGAGTCGTTTAATAAAGAAACGATATCAATCACTTAATAAAAATAATCTTATTAAAGGCGGGGCGACTGGCCCCAGCCCCGCCGAGTGACGCAAGCTCCCATAAAAAATAATACATAAAATATTTGAACAAACCCCGAAATCTAGTGTCTATTGATCTATGACTAATGGCGGGATCACTGAGGGGCACACTGAGAATTCGGAGTGCAGCGACCTGAGTCCCGTCACCTTCTTTGGGGGCGGGGAGACCCGCATGCAAATGCGAAGCCAACAATGGTTCGGGGGGATCGTTGTTGGTCGCCACCCCGCTCCCACTACTTTATGAAAAAATACCTAGCACTACTAGCAATCGGGGCCAGCGCAAGCTATGGCCAGCAGTTCAATGGAACTATCTACGATTTAAATAGCGGGCGCGTACAAGTTCTTAACGGAAATATTACGCAACCAAACAATCCCCGCGATGAGTCTATTGCCATCCTTCGTAGGCTAAATGCCGAATTGCAGGTCTCTCTTGCCAACCGAAGACAAGAATACGAACTCCGCCAACAGACTTACGAGTTGCAACGTCAAACCCGCCTTCTTCAAGAGATTGCCGACAAATGAGCAACTATCTTAACGTCAACATTCCCGTTTTCTTTGCTTTCTTGGATACGGGATTTTTGTATGACCAAGAACCCAACGTGAACCGTGAGCGCATTGTTGTTGAAGTTTTTAACTTTACTTCCATTCCACAGCGTTGCGGGTTGTTCAGTGTGATGACTGAATACGGAAGCCAGCATGCCAGAGTTCCGATCCACTATCTCCATACCGATGAAACGGGAGGAACATTCTATCCACTGGATTGGATACAACTTTGGGATACTATGAGCTACTATTGCTCTGCTGGTATTATTGATTACTGCAAGAATCGTGCGGCGAACATCATGCTCAAAGACAAGACTCTCCACAAATCTCAGTATATGTTCACGTTAGATTGGGCTCTAGGCCCGCAATATCAGTCTGGTTACGGAGAACTTCAGGCTGGTCACAAATGCGGTCATGTATTTAGAGGAGACGGACAGTTCTTTATCCAGCCCAACAACCGAGTGCTTTGGATGGACGGAGGATCGTTTATTGCCAAGAAGTTTCCAACGAAGCCCGACTGGAAAGTATTTAGCCAAGAATTTAGCTGTGAATCCACAGGAAGCCGCTGGGTCAGCGAAAGCGAGGAGGAACTATGGTTCTACGATTTCAAAGAACAGGGATAGGATTAGCACTACTTATTGCAAGTGGATGCGTTTCTTATCCGCCGCGCCCCTATCCTTGGAACTTCCCACCCGCCCGCGAATGGAACCAGCCATTGGAGACAAGTTGGGTCAACGCTGTGGACGCCTATCGCAACCTAACCAAGCCCAAGGGAAAAATTTGGAATCCTATTCTTCGTTGCTATGAGCCTGACTTTGGCTACGAGATTGAACGTCTGAAACTTCAGGAGCGGGATTTGGAAGAGCATGAAATGTATCAATAATCCAGCCTTGCTTACGGGCGGCAACTCCGTTTTCATGGATGGCATCATGGCACAAGGCTATGCGTATTTCCAAATTCTTCCCTTTGCCGTATTGCACCTTCCAGCAAGAACATTAGATACGCCCTTTCCGTATTTTTTAATTGCAAAACTGGTTGATTCAAATTTTTCAATATTTCCATTTTCATCAATTCCAATTACTGGTTTCTTCGTTTTTTGATTTCTAGATTTTTCGATGAACAATCTTTTGACTTCTGCTGGATCTTTGGGGCGTGAATATCCATTCCGTCTAAAATATTCATTACAGGCATGGCAAATTCCCCTTCTTGATTGTCCGCGACACGGAGCGCCACAATTTTTACAATGAGTATTAACTGGTCTCAATTTTGTTTCGCTTTGTTGCTTTGGAGTTGCCCAGCGGCAATTTTTCTTTTCGTAGTTTCCGTTTGGGTCAATTCTGTCCAAAGATGTTCCAAATGGTCTTGGCCCCATATCCTTGTCAAAATTTTTAAAAATCCTCCATCGATCACAAACCTTAATGCCTCTTGCGCCATACCATTTCCAAGATTCTCTTTTTGGGTTTGTGCAGCGTTGTATCATTGCTGCCCAACATGAATATGAAGATATTGTTTTAATCATGTTGCCACAATACATCCTATTATGGCAGAAATCAAGAACTATTTAATATTGTCTTCGTTTTCCCCTCCAAAAGTTATTTTATGAGAATCTATTATCCATCCACTTCTTCTAGCTTCTTTTGCATTTTTATGAATTTCGTTATGACACAATCGACAGAGCGCGGCAAACAGGCTGTATTCGCAAAGATAGCGTCCAACCCTGCCCGCCTTGTGATGGATATCCTCACTCTTTTTATTTTTGCAACGCTCACAGTTTGGGTGGAGGGCAAGATACGCCTTCTTTGCTTTGCCATACTCCTTGTATTCACGCTGGCGCTTGGGGGATGCATTCCTCAACCTTCCGCCGCGCTTGAGGCCCTGAGATCTTTTCAGTGGAGTTTTTGAACGAAGTGGGGTTTTTCTTGTCATACCTCTATGATTCAATGGAATAAATACAAGGATAGCAAGCCAGTCAATAGCGGGGTTTATTTGATTGCCAACGAAACAATAGATCCGCCGCTACGTGCTTGTTCTTACTACGACACAGTCCATGGGTGGACAGGAGTCGGACACACTCTTGAAAAAGTCATTGATTGTTGGGCCGAGTTCCCAATAACATCTCGCTTCCAAAACCATGTCAAAATTCAGGGTAGTGCTTACAATCATCAATGAAGACTCTGTCTCCCCATCCGTGGTTGGCCCCAGATTTCGTAGAGGTTCCTCCATGCCGATGGAAACGATCTACGCTGAACGTGGCGGCTATTTCTTCGACCCTGTGGCCGAAGTCGATATGGCCAGAGATTGTGCCGAATCCTTTCAAAAATACATCAATCAATCAGAGAAAAAAAAGAAAAAATGAGCGAAAGTAATAAAACTTACATTGTGTGCCGTGGAGAGAAAATTGTGGAACTCTGTGGTCACGGACTTAGCAAAGAAGAAGCTGAGATGGAAGCTTCAAAACTTATTGGCCAAGGATACAAAAACGTTCGTGTCCGCATGGAAGATCCAGTTCATCCGACTTGGCCGCTTAACTTCGACGCGCAATGAACATTGTTTTTGCCTACCACAATGGAGACGCGGAGTTGGCCCTGCTATCAGCCAAGGCGATTACCGCTATGGGGATCAACATGCGCCATAAGGCCACCGTATGTGCCACCGAAGATACGGCGCTGGTCAATGAAATCACCGAAGAACTAAAAAAGAGCTTTCAAGAGGTTGGGCGGATTATTGCTCAAGATGGATTCAATGGATGGCCGCTTGGCCCGAACCAGATGTTCGCAGATGCTGCCGCTTCTTGTTATGCGGTCAACGAACCTTGGATGTTCTGGGAGCCCGATTGTGTTGCGATGAAGTCTGGATGGGCGGATGATCTGGAGACCGAATTTCGCAAAGAGCCCGCCATCCTTGGCCACCAATACGAAGGGGGAATGGCCACCAATGGGAAGAATATCTACAAGATGATTGTGGGATCGGCTGTCTATCCTCCGAATGTCTTAGACCATTGCCCGTCAGCCCAAAGTCTTGGAAACTACAACCTAGCCTACCGCTCCGCAGGAACCATTCCAGAGCCTTGGGACGTTCGTTGCCGATGGAACTTCATGGCTATTGGTCGGGATTGTCCACTGCTCCGTACCTATTGGAAAAGCGTGAACTACCAGTGGAGGGACGGGAAGATTGTATTCTTTGCCGAAGACCCCGAAGCCCAAGCGGTTCAAGGGGTCACTTGTCCAGATAGAATGATCTCCAGCCAAGCTGTGGTTATCCACGGGTGTAAAGATGGATCGCTCCACAAGATGGCTATTGCGGGATTTCCAATGCCCGAAGATATACCCGATCAGGAACAGGCTTTTTCCAATGTCTCTGTAGGAGACGAAGTTGAGATTGTTCATATACCCGTTTGGGATTCTCTGCAAAACGTCAACAATGGTGCATTAAGTCCTGCGGTTTGTAACAAAACATCAGATAAGATGCGTAATTCGCCACAAGTGGCGAGTAAGAAAAAAACCTCTCTGAAGCGCAAAAATAACTCGCCATATAAGGCGAATAAGAAGAAACGCATTCTATCTCCCGAAGAACGTCAACGCCGCAGCGATGCCATGAAAGCAATTCTTGCAAAGAAAGCGTGAACGAAAGGCCCAAGGCGTTGTCTAACCCTTCGTGAACAACGAATCCATCTTCGATCAATCGTCGGAAAGCGCCGTTCTTTCCTGTTTTCTTTACGCACAACTTGATGAACAGAGGGAGATGCTCTCCACTCTGAGGGAGGATCACTTCCATCTCTACGAGCATAAGCTGATCTTCCAGTCGTTTCTTCGGGTGGTGGGAAAGTCCATCCATGCCGACTATATCTCCATCAAGAGCGACTTAGATGGCAACGGAACCTTGGAAGACGCTGGTGGGGACAAGACTCTTGCAGACATTGCTTCCTACTGCCAGAACTCCCAGAGTTGGAGGAGGTATTTTCCACAGCTTGAGGAAGCCCGCTACCGCCGCTCCATTGAGATGTTGGGTGGCGATATGGTTCACAAAGCCAGAGACCGCGAATTAAAGCTGGAAGAACTCAAGAATTGGTCTGAGACCAGCGTCATGCGGGCTGACTACCTGATCGATGATAGCGAAAAGCTATCGATCAAGACAGTGGTTGAAAGGGCTTTGGATAACATCGAATCCACTATGAGGGGCGAGCCAAAGATCGGTATACGAACGGGCTTGGTACCAGTGGATGATCTATTGATGTTCGGTATGCGCGGAGGAGACATGATTGTTCTCGCGGCCAGACCAGCAGTTGGAAAGACCAGTGCCGCCATGCAGATTGCAGAGCATGTTGCACTAGATGCTCAAAAGAGGGTGCTGATCTTCTCACTAGAAATGACAAGCGTGAGCCTCATGGAGAGGATGATTCGCAGTCGCGCCCGCGTGAGGGCGGCTGACATCCTAGCCCAGTCCATCACAAAGTATCAGAAGGAAAGTTTGTCCAATGCCTACGCCGAAGTAAGGGACAGCCATATCTTGTGCGATGACACTTCTGGAAAATCTATCGGCTACATCAAGGCTATCTCACGCCGCGCCCATCAGAAGGAGCCGTTGGATCTCATCATTATTGATTACCTCCAGTTGCTTCGCGGAGACAGCAAGCGCAGCAAGGACAACCGCGTCAACGAAGTCGAAGAGATTAGCGGAGGAATCAAGGAGCTTGCCAAGACCCTGCGTGTACCAGTTTTGGTGCTAGCCCAGTTGAATCGCGATCCCGAAAAACGCGGAGGCAGACCAAGTCTCTCAGACCTCAAGGGGTCTGGTGCTATCGAACAGGATAGTGATATGGTGGTAATCCTCCATTGTGATGAGGAGGACGCCAAGAACCATTCTCAAATGCCGACGGTCGAATTCATTGTGGCCAAGAACCGCGAGGGAGCTACTGGCATTGCTCCGATGAGCTTTAACAAGGCGATTACTCGCTTTGAGATTTCTTCCAACAATGGTCGGGAAAACTGAGATGGGAGTCCTGCTGGACATCCAGAGGAAGATGGACGCTCACGGCATTGAAGCACCCACATACTCCACAAGCCTTTAGCTGGTTGTCATAGCTGGTCTTTCGGGCTCCCGCGATAGCTGGAAGCATGCCTGCGATTCCCTTACACCCCCAGCATCCAGATGTGGAGATTTGGTGGGGACAGGCGGCACAGATTTTTGCGCGGCGTTCGGCTTCCTCTTGGTCAACTAATTGGAATTGGGACTTGGCGGCAAAGTTGTACATTGCCTTGACCCATCGAACGATTTCCCCGAAGCCCAAGGTCTGTTTAACACTGGAGCAAGGAACGCAGTTTTCAGACCCTGCCAAACGCTCGCAAATGGCATTCTCTATCTGAGAGACAATATCAGTCGGAGGCACCAAACCCCGAAGTATAATCAACTTCTCACAGTTCTTAACCAGATCAAACCAATCTCCTCCCCTAACAATCTCTCCAGTAACGGGGCATGTAACCCACCATCCCTGTGGGGGAACGTCCGTCTTACGTTGATAGCAAAATCGCAAGCTACTCATTGACTACCAGTTCCGCTTCGTAGGTGTTGTTGTCGGGAATCTTCAACGACTCAAGTTTGGTGGCTATATTAATTTGCACCGCATTTTGTTGGTTGTTTCCATCGCTAAAGTTGATAGATGCGGCTTCGGCTAGTTGCTTGATGTTCCGCATCATGCCAAGGGCTTCCATTCCGTCTAGGTCTTGCGCGGCATCAGCAGCCTTAACCAACACCCTACCAGTCAGAAACTTGATCGACTTCTTCATGGTCTCAATAGACGCCGTGATATCAGAGAGTAATGTTGGGACATCGTCGTTCTCCCAAGGCGCGGGATTTTGATCGTTGGCCAACCTTTCCCGACACGCCACCCATCGTTGAGTTTCTTTCCACAGATTGATTGTAGACACGCTAACACCGATATCTGAGGCGATATCAGGAACGTTGCGCCCAGAGCAAAACATGGAGAAGGCTTTGACGCATTGCATCCGTTTCTCTTTGTCCATCGCCTCCATCTTTGGAGGAGCAGGAACCAGTTGGCTAGGTCTCTCAATCTCCCAAGGATAAAGGTTTTCTTGTTCGGGATTAGCTCGCCAGATCTCGGCATGTTTATCCCACTTCTCACTATGGACAAAGCGGGATAGTTGTGGAGGGGAGGTAAAACCAAGTTCGGTCATAATCTCCTTGGTCCCCCTTTCAGCGACATAAAGTCGGAAGGCGTTTTGCTTCTTGATTCTGTTTTCTGGTAAGTCCCAGTCGATCTTGTTCTTGCGCTGTCCAGCCATCCCGATTAGTTTAGTAGAAATTTCTCAGATGGCAACAGAAGATCAGGGGATAGAAAAATACGGGAGGTTGTGGTTATCCAAAGACGGGCAGGCGATTACTCCCCTGCGTATCGAAATGGATGCATTTCTTATGGGCTTGACCCCCGAAGAAGGGGGACTCGGCAAATCCCGCCACTATCGAAATATCGTTTCCGCTATATGGCCCACCTTCCAGTGGCATAAATGGGCCGAATTATCCGCACAAGCTTTCTGCGCCCAAGTATTTGAAGAAGACGAGGCTTCTGGCAATAGGTTCATCCGAAGTGTGACGGGACTGGCGGGAGGGACGGACTCAGGCAAGTCCTACGGGATGGCGGCGTTTGCGCTAGTCAACTGGTTCTGCGATCCCATCAATACGATGGTCATTGTGGTGTCTACGAGCAAAATTGACGCCAAACAGCGTATCTGGGCCGCGCTAGTCAAGATGTATCGTGAGGCCCGAAACCTTGGAATTGCATCAGGCCGACTCATCGAATCCATGGATATTATTAAGCTATCCGAAGAAGAGGGAGCCATCATTGATCCCAAAACGGGCGTGAGTGACGCCTCCTCCATCATGCTCCTTGCGGCTGGCGATGAATACAAAGATGACGCACAGAAACGCCTTCAGGGTAAAAAGAATCGTCGTATCGTGTTGATAGCAGATGAATTACAAGACTGTTCTGCTTCTATAATTAATGAGGCTATCTGGGGATTTAAGGGCGCACAGGAACTCTACGTTGTCGGAGCGGGCAACCCCGCATCCATATTCGACCCCCATGGGAAGTTCTGCGAACCAATCAAGGGATGGATGAGCGTGGATGAGGATACTCCAAATTGGAAAATCAGGGTGGCGGGTATTGAGGGGATATGCATCCGCTTTGACTCGGAGAAAGACAACCCAAACCAACAAGCCTTTGAGCAGGGGAAAGGACTTCGCTACCCATTCCTTCCAAAACCCAATGATGTGGCTCTGGCTAAAAAGGAGCTAGGGGAACTCAACCCCCAGTTCTGGCGCAAGTTTAGGGGATTCTGGCCCCCCGCAGATGCCGATGATTCAACTATTGTTTCGGATATACTTCTGGCTAGACATGGGGCTTTAGATAAACCGATCTGGGACGGAACCCCGAAAGATATAGCAGGAGTTGATCCTAGCTACACGGAAGGTGGAGACCGCTTCGTCTTTACCCACCTTAAATATGGGAAGTTGATCTCAGGCAAGTGGGCTATCGCTGTCGAGAAGCAGTATGTTCTCAACCGAAGGGCGGGGTCTCAAGAGGACTTCCAATATGAGATGATCCAACAGATTAGCGATCTGTCTATCAAGTTGGGAATCCCGAACCAATGGATAGGGGTGGACGCCTCGGCTGGTGGCATCTTCTGGTCTATTGGGGAGCGGGAACTCCTCAAGGGATGGCATGCGGTATCCTTTGCTGGCGCGGCCTCAGATTTGCCAGTAAGCGCCCAATACGCCATGAGGAATGAAGCCACGGGAAAACCCCAAGTTGGCAAGGAATTGTTCCACAACATGGCATCTGAACTCTGTTTTGCTGCCCGCTACTTCTTGGAATGCGAGCAACTGAAGGGCATTAGCCCTGATTTAGCTTGGGAGATGACCCAGAGAAAGTATGCCCGAAGGACGCGAAAGATCATCATAGAGTCTAAGACCGACATGAAAAAGCGCATCGGAAAGTCTCCCGACTTGTTCGATTCATTCGCCGTTGGACTTTTCGTTGCCCGCAAGGTTTTCGGAGCCATGGCTGGAAGTGAGGCTATAGCAGAAAAGAAAAGACTTAACACCGAGTCATTCAAGAAGCTCAAACAGTCCTTGACTTTGCGAAGGCAATGGTAGACTCTACTTTGGATTTTTTCTATGGCGCAACTACCTATTGCTGAAGCTGACATTTGCATTTTTCAGGGAGCGACTTTTAGTCAGACGCTTTTCTATGAGACTGGCGAGCCATCGGCCCCAGTCAATCTTACTGGCTATTCGGCCAAAATGCACATTCGGTCAAAGCCCGAATCCAAAGCTCTAATTCTTGAATTATCCACTACAACTGGTGGAGGTAATGGCCGCATCACTCTTGGCACAAATGGAGATTTCACAACAGGGGCTATCAATCTTTTCATATCCGCCAGTGATACGGCAAGTCTAAGTGTTTGCCAAAACGCCGTTTATGATCTTGAATTGACTTCTGGTTCTGTTGTTACTAGAATCCTACAAGGTAATGTTATCATTTCACCAGAGGTTACCCGCTAAATGAGCAAGATCTGTATTCCTATTCCTTCCAGTAGTGTTATCGGAGTTTCTTCAACCCCGATTACTACACCCAGCATCAATATCCTTCGTGTTGAACCTTCAATTACCACTCTTACGGGTGGCAGCGGATCGCTTGCTGCGCTTAATACTGTCAGCGGAAGTTACGCTGTGGGTATTGTGATTTTTTTGGTTGTTGATGGAACTCCAGCCATTTATCAATTGACCAACGGAACAGACGCCGAAAATAATCCTTTTGTTATCAGGCCCAATGACTATGCAAGCCAAACTGGAACCAATCGTGTTTGGAAACGACTAATGTAACAATGAAAAACTTAATTGCCCTACTCATCTCTGGAGCCTTAGTTGTTTCTGGCCACTCCCAAACCCGCAATGTTCTAGTTGGAACCAACAATGCGGTAGTCCAGCCCACCAACTTCTGGAGCGCCGATGCTTCAAATGCTCGCACTGGCTTGGGGTTGGGAACCGCAGCGACAAATCCCGCAACAGCATTCCAACCATCGTCTTCAGTTTTAACAAATCTAGCTTTCAGTAATGCGGTTAATCTTACCAATCTTCGCGCCACAAATATCGTTGGAACGGTTGCCCTTGCTTCCAACGTCACTGGAACTGTTGCTATCAGTAATGGAGGAACTGGAGCCACAAATAATGGTTTGGCAAGGACAAATCTTGGATTGGGCTGGTCTGCCCTCACCAACAGCAACGCCTCAACATCGCTGCTCGGCTTCACCACCAACGGCCAAGTGGTCGCCAATACGGGGACGAATGCGCTGACGTTTAGCAATGAAGTTACATTTAACACTGCTACAATTAACTCGGCTTATATTGGTGGATTAAATATGGTTGGCGGTCTTTTTAGTTATGACGGAGATGATCAGTTTCAGTTGTATAGCAATGAAACAAAATTTATTTTACCGATTAATTTTGATAGCTCAAACGTCTCCGCCACCACCCGCACCAACCTCGGCCTTGGAGCAACAAACAATGCATTTTCCGCCCTGTCAGTTGGTATTAATATAACCAATGCTTCCACAGCTTCAGATGCTTCTTCGGCATTTGGAAATCAGATAACAATAGACTCAACAGTGGAAAACAGTCTTGCTGTTGGATTTGGTCACTCCATGTCAAATTTTGGAAATCAAGCTGGTGGATCTGTTCTGTTGGGTGGAATGGGAACAATGACCCATTGGGGGGCCTTTCTTTTTAATGGCGTTCCACAAGGGGGGACGGCGGGGGTTTCGCGAGGAAACAGCACGTTTGCCGTCAATGCAAGTAATGGAATTTATCTTAATGGCCCAATTCAACTAGAGGGTGTGTCAACTTTGGGTAGCGGTCTTCTTTCGATAGGAAGTGGTGGGGCGGTTTCAAAAGTAGTTACAAATGTTTCTACCGCAACACCAGCTTTTGTTGGTTGGAGCGGATTTGCTTATACGGCGTTCGACTCTGGAACGGCTAGAACTAACATTGGATTGCCTTGGACTGGTCTTACCAATACAAACACGGCCACATTCCAAACGGCGCTCTTTGGATCTAATACCAATCCAGTTTTAGTCAATACCAACGGAGAAGTTGTGAGTCCAACCAATTTCTGGCAAGTGGCTCCGATTGCGACAACGGTTGCTTTTTCCGCCCCAGCCACAAACTCTACAAATACAGCGACAAATTCCCGAAACCTAATCATCCAAAGCCTTTCCTCCAATATTGTCACCACAACCAACACGTTGTTGCTGCCAACTAATACCTCCACATTCAATGGTGATACGGCAGTAGTTATTCATGCTGGTGGATCGGGATCAGCAACCGAAATCCGTCAAGATGGACAGACATCAAATCTGATTGTTCTGACCAACTTCGATCATACTGTAAGATTTCTATACTTTAATAATACATGGGACTTCTACCACAACTTGGCCTATGTCGAGCCCATTTACTTTTCTGGAACCAATGCAGCAGCCAATGCGGCGGAAAGTAGGACAAACTTGGGATTGGGGTCCACAAATGATGTTACCTTTTCTACACTAACACTTTCAAGTGATCTAACTTTGGGCAGCGGGGGTAACATTGTTCTATCCACAACAACTGGAACGAAGATTGGAACAGCGACGAATCAACTCCTTGGCTTTTATAATCAAACTCCTATTGCTCGACCATCTTCAACAGGAGTTACCACCAACGGATTTACTCAGGGAAGCGGAAACAATATCCACCCAGCTAGCACATTTACTGGTGGCATAGGAACAAATGCATACACGATTTCGGATATTGTAGCGCATTTGAAATCTCTTGGACTGATCGCTCCTTAAACACATTTTATAAATGACCAACTACTGGAGACTTGAGAGAGATATTGAAATCGTCCAAGGAAAAACATGGACGGCGAAGTTTCGTTATCTGACCAAGTCCTGCAAGGGGAAGTCTAATGTCCCAGTCAATCTTTCGGGCTACGGGGCATCTATGGTAATTCGTGAGTGCGCCAAGGATAGTGCTACATTACTCACATTGACCTCTGGAGGTGGCATTACGCTCGGCGGGAGTGCTGGAACCATCGAAATCGAAATCACCGCCACGCAGGCTTCTAACCTTACGGCTGGAGACAATGTCTACGAAATCGAACTCTACCAAGGATACACCTATATCGCATTTGCTACGGGTAAGGCCAAGGTCTATCAGGAGATTGCCCGATGAGCCAAGAAGTCATTGAGGTAACAGAAAGAGAAGTAGAAGTTATTGAGATTGTAGAGCGAGGCCCTGTTGGGCCAACTGGCCCGCAACCAGATATTAACTATACTGTAGTTTCTTCTAATACCACATTGCAGGCAGCAGATCTTATTGCTGCCGATACTTCTGGAGGGTCTTTTACTCTTACTCTTCCACTAAATCCTAGTAACGGTGATGCGGTAGACATCTTCGATTTCTCTGACACTTTCGACACCAACAATCTGACTATCGCCAGAAACGGAACCAAGATTGAGGGAATTGAAGAGAATTTAGTCTGTAACGTTGAAGGAGCCTACTTCACGATGATTTATACGGGAGCAACCCGTGGATGGCAGATTCTTCCGCGCTACGGCACTTCTGGCGGTGCTGGAGAGTCTACACTTACCACAACTGGTGACCTGCTCTATCGGGCTACAGGCGTCAATGCCCGACTCCCAATAGGAACCGCAGGACAGGTTCTGAAAGTAAACAGTGGAGCCACTGCTCCCGAATGGGGGACCATCTCCACAGCACCCAGCGGCCCAGCGGGCGGGACAGATCTCACAGGAACCTATCCCAATCCGACTCTAACAACTACGGGGGTCGGCGCGGGAACCTATACCAAAGTCACGGTAGACACCAAGGGTAGAGTCACAACTGGAACATCTGCCACCAAGTCTGATGTCGGGCTTTCCAATGTGGATAACACAAGTGATGCCTCAAAGCCAATTTCTACAGCCACCCAGACGGCACTAGACCTTAAGGCCAATCTCGAATCTCCCGCTCTCACTGGAACCCCGACAGCAACCACTGCTGCTGCTGGAACTAATACCACCCAGATTGCCACTACGGCATTTACGTTGGCCAATCGCGGAGATCGATATCTAACTACTTCTACATCATCCCATTCAATTACTACGGGATCTAAGACGTTCGTTGTCCAATCAGGACTTAGCTACACCCCGACACAGGACGTTACCATTGTATACGATGCAGCCCGCCACATGCATGCTTTTGTTACCAGCTACTCTGGGACAGAATTGGTAGTTAATGTCGATACAGTAGAAGGTTCAGGCGGGCCGTTTACAGCTTGGACTATCAATGTCGGCGGGCTTTTGACGGCACAGGGGGCACTACTGGAGGTTAACAATCTTTCCGATGTCTCAAATCCCGCAACCGCATTGACTAACATTGGGGGTGTTCCGACAGGTCGCCAAATTATCGCGGGAACTGGGCTTACTGGCGGAGGAGATCTTACAGCTAATAGAACGCTCACGGTCAGCTACGGATCTACGGCTGGAACTGCCTGTCAGGGTAATGATGCTCGCCTAAGTGACGCAAGGACGCCAAGCAGCACCCTCGCGCACAAAGCCTCCCACGCCACAGGCGGCACGGATGCGCTGGTTCCGAGTGATATTGGGGCGCAGTCGATATTCCTCACCGAAGACCTCGGCACAATTACCGCCAACGTCACACTTACCGCCGCCCGCGCAAAAATTTACACGGTCACCGTCAACACGTTTGATACGCCAACACCAAACGTCCAGCTACCAACAACAAATGTGCAGGCTGGCGATGTTGTGCAAATTCGGTTCACAACTTTCACAGGGCGGCAAATGCCTGTCCGAAACGGCAACGGCAGTTTTTTGGGTAACAGTCTAACAAACGGTCAGCGAGCGACTTACATTGCCGCATCAACATCTAACGACAGTTGGGCCGAAGACGGAACAAATCGACACACCCACGTTGTCGCAGACGTAACAGGCGCAGCCGCCAGCGGCTCCATCACCACCTCTGGCCTCACCCAAGCCACCGCCCGCATCCTCGGAAGAACGACAGCCAGCACAGGTGCCATCGAAGAGATCACAATCGGCTCGGGCTTGAGCTTGTCGGCGGGGGAATTGTCTTCCACCGTCAGCGCGGGCATCCCCACCACCATCGTGGACGCCAAAGGTGACCTCATCGTGGCCTCGGCGGCAGACACCGTGGCGCGGCTCCCTGTGGGCGGCACGAATGGTCATGTGCTTACAGTTGATTCGGCGGAAACTTTGGGAGTGAAATGGGCGGCGGTCAGCGGCGGATCTGGCGGCACAAAGACCTACGCCGTCTTCACCGCAACCGACAACCAGCCCACCGCCACATCTTTCGCCACCCTCGACACCCGCAACAGCATCGCCGTGCTCGACTTCGATGACGCCACCGATGAGAGCGCCGTCTTCGTCAGCATCATCCCCGAAGCCGCCTCACTCGGCAGCGGCCTCAAAATTCGCCTGCACTGGATGGCAACCACCGCGACCTCTGGCAACGTGGTCTGGGATGTGTCCTTGGAGCGCATGACCACCGACTTGGATTCAGACTCTTTCGACACCATCGCCAGCGGCACCGCAGCGGCCAGCGGCACCAGCGGCATCTTGACCGTGACCGAAATCACCC